AGTTGCCGATGAGCAAGCTTGGGATAACACCTTTAGACCGCACGATAGTTCATGGGATATTTTAGCTGATGTTCTGCGGATGCAAGCAATTGTAAGAGCAGAGAATGATTTGGAGCAAATTACAATATGAAAATTAAAATCAAAGCAGACGACTTACGTGAGCATAGTCTCTTTGTAGGTACACCAATGTATGGTGGTCAATGTGCTGGCATGTTTACTAAGTCGACTAATGACTTAAGCATGTTATGTGCAGCTCACAAAATTCCACTCAAGTATTACTTTTTGTTTAACGAAAGTCTTGTTCAACGAGCACGTAACTATGTCGTTGATGAGTTTATGAGATCTGATTGTAGTCATTTGCTATTCATTGATGCTGACATTGGGTTTAATCCTAAGGATGCATTGACTCTATTAGGTATTCAAATACAAGATCCAGAAAATTATGACGTCATTTGTGGACCTTATCCTAAGAAAACGATTGCTTGGGAAAAGGTAGCAATGGCTGCTAAGAAAGGATATGGAAAGGAAAATCCATTTGAACTTGAAGCATTCACATCTGACTTTGTCTTTAATCCTGTAAAAGGAACGAAACAATTTGCATTATCTGAACCAGTTGAAGTACAAGAAGCTGGCACTGGATTTATGCTTATTTCTCGCAATGCTTTAGAGAAGTATCGGGATGCTTATCCTGAGCTTCAATACAAGCCTGATCATGTCCGTACGGATAATTTCGACGGATCACGAAACATTACTGCTTACTTTGACTGTGTTATCGATGAAGAGTCCAAGCGGTATTTGTCTGAAGATTATTTTTTCTGTAAGAAGGCTAGAGCTATTGGTCTTAAAGTTTGGATGTGTCCTTGGATGCAACTGAACCACGTGGGATCCTACATATTTAAGGGGAACATGGGATCACTTGGCCAGCTAGGCGCTGCTGCAACTGCTGACGCTTCTTCTAGCAAAAAGAATTATAAGAAAAACAGTTGACAATTACAATTAGCTGTGTTATAATACCCTGTATACAAAACAATTGGAGAAACTCTATACTATGAAATTTTCAAGTGAAACTTTGAATGTTCTCAAAAGCTTTACTTCTATTAACAAGTCAATCTTGTTGCAAGAAGGTAATACTTTGAAAACAATTACTCCTGAGAAAACATTGATTGCAATTGCTCAAATACCAGATGTGATTCCATCTCAAGCTTGCGTCTATGATCTCTCTCGCTTTCTATCAATTTTAAGCCTCTACGATAATCCAGATGTAGAGTTTGGTGAGAAACACTTTACTATTGCTGAAGGTAGGCGTCGTACTAAATATGTCTATGCAGATGTAAGTATGATCCATACACCTCCAGAAAAAGATATAAATATACCGTCTGAAGACTTTGTAGTGAACGTTACCCACGATGATCTTTCTTCAGTTCTTAAAGCAGCAGGTGTATTACAATTTTCAGAGATCGCATTTGTAGGCGAAAGCGGCAAGTGCTATCTGAAAGCTATCGACAGTGCTAATGCCGGCGCAGATGACTTTGGCGTCGAAATTGGTGAAACTGACGATACATTCAAGGTAATCATTAAAACTGATAACCTTAAACTAATGCCTTTAGATTATCAGGTTACTCTTTGTTCGAAGGGTATCTCTGAGTTTAAAGGTAATGGCGTCACGTATTACGTGGCAATTGATTCCAAGTCGACTTATAACAAAGGATGAAATAGTTATGAACGAACCACAAATGGGCCAAGGCGGCCAACAGCAACAGGAACCGATCTCCATTACTCTTGGTGATCTCAGCACGCTACTACAGATGATCGATGTTGTATCAACTCGTGGCGGGTTCCAAGGGAACGAAATGGCAGGTGTTGGTATGCTTCGAAATAAAATCGAAGGTTACCTCCAACAGAATGCACCACAGCAGGATCAATCTGCAGCGGAGCAGGAAGTTGGTGTTGAAGTACCTGCTCAAGGTCCTTTAGCTGACAAGCTGGTAGGTTAATTACCAGCTTGACCTTTCTCGAGAATAGGGGGGATCGTCTAGGTCCCCGCCTTTCCGAATTTTTTTATATTATGATTATTGGTGAACTATGTCTATTGATGCAAAATCAAACGAAGTGCTATGGGTGGAACGCTATCGCCCACGATTAATCGAAGATACAATTCTTCCAGACCAAATGAAAAAAACCTTTCAAAAGTTTGTAGCTGATGAAAGCGTACCCAATCTATTACTAACCGGAGGCCCTGGTGTCGGTAAGACTACAATCGCAAAAGCTATGCTTGACGAGCTTGGCTGTGATTACGTTGTTAAAAATGGCTCCCTCAACGTCAATATTGACACCCTCAGATACGAAATATCAACGTTTGCCTCCTCCGTTTCCCTCTCAGGTGGTAGGAAATATGTTATATTCGATGAGGCGGACTACCTCAACGCTACATCTGTCCAGCCCGCCCTCCGTAATTTTATAGAAGAATATTCTTCTAACTGCGGATTCATATTCACCTGTAACTTTAAAAATCGAATCATCTCTCCTCTGCGATCTCGTCTTTCTGAAGTAGACTTTTCTATTGAACAGACCGAGCGTCCTGCTCTTGCTATGCAATTCTTTAAGCGAGTCAATGCTATCCTTCAACAAGAAAACGTTGATTATGATAAAGCTGTTGTCGCTAAAGTAATTGAAAAGCATTTTCCAGACTTTCGTCGTGTACTGACTGAGCTACAATCCTATGCTGCTTCTGGCAAAATTGATGAAGGTATCTTCGTTAATCTTAAGCAAGAAAGTATTGATGAACTCTTTGCTTTACTCAAAGCTAAGAACTTTACTGAAATGCGTAAATGGGTTGCTAAGAACTCAGATCAAGATATGAATGAAATGTTCCGTCGAATCTATGATGCAGCAACTGATAAGATCATGCTTCGTAGTCTTCCGGGGTTCTGTGTAACGACTGCTGACTATATGTACAAAGCAAACTTTGTCGCTGATCTAGAGATCAACATGATTGCTTACCTAACCGAGGTGATGATCGAAAGTGAGTATAACTAACTTTCTTTCTAAAGACACTGACTGCTTCTTTTGTCACGACAAGCTTAAAAAGAAAGAAGCATTTACTGCTAATGTCGATACCGCTGATGGCCGACTCAAAATAATGATGTGTGAATCGTGCGGTAAAGATTTTGATGAACTAATGAAATCTATTGAAGAGGTGAAAAATGTTGGACTCTAACCCAGCTGCGGATAAACCGTATATGCAGTTGATATGCCACCCTTACGAACATGGCTCTTCTATTAATACTCGTGTTACTATTGATGTGATGCAAAAAGACTTATCACGTGATGATATGCTTCAAGTATTTGAAAGCTTTATGAAGGCAATGGGATATCAATTTAGTGAGAAAGAATCTCTTTGTATTGAGGCATACGACTAATGGCTAAGGGTGACTACAATCCATTTGATTTTATGAACGCTGCTTCTTTTACTAAAGAAGATATCATAGGTACTGCAGACAATCCCGAGCTTATTGAAAAGCAATATAACGCATATATAATTAATCGTGGCTTCGCTAATTTTGAAGATACGATATTACATGCTAATGAAATGAACCAACGGCATGGTGTTTTTGCTGCTGCTCAATTTGATTACTATCGCAGTGTATTACGTAAACGAAAGCGTTTTTCGAAGTGGCCTAAAGCCGACAAAAGTGTAGACCTTGATGCAATCCAACAAGTCTATCAATGTAATCGCACAGTAGCTAAAATGTATTTGAAAGCTCTTAGTAAAGCGCAAATGAAGGAGGTTCATAGTAAATTAGTAACAGGTGGTTAAGATTGATTTAGAAATAAATAAGTCTGTATGGCTCTATGTCATTACCACTAATTACTATAATAAAGGTGACTATGTATCATGAATAACGAAGATATTTTTCGGGGAGTAGGAGTTGAAGTCGAGTTGCCGACTCCGGACAGTTTCCTCAAAATTAAAGAGACCCTCACAAGGATTGGAATCTCATCTCGTAAAGATAAGAAACTATTTCAGTCCTGTCACATCTTACACAAGAAAGGACGCTATGCAATTCTTCATTTTAAAGAATTGTTTATACTCGATGGCAAGCATAACACATTCACTGAAGAAGACCAAGCGCGTCGAAATACTATCGTCAACCTTCTAGAAGAATGGGAACTGATTAAGATCGTCGATCCTAATCAAACAAAAGAACCAATCGCTTCTCTTAATCAAATTAAGATTATTTCATATAAAGAGAAAGAAAATTGGGAACTTACGGTGAAGTATAATATCGGCAAAAAATAAAATGAGATCTTTACATTATGATTTACAACGGAAATCCTACACCTAAGGCGATACCTCTCCGCGAATATAAACACCTTCCCAATTTAAGCGGAAAGACGATACTCGAGCTTGGTAATAAAGGTAATGCCTACGGTCTTTATCGAGATGACTACCTCAAAGCCGGAGCCAAAAGTTACCACTGCACAGACCTTAATGGTTTAGACGGTGCGATTCTTGTCGACTTGCGCAGTGAAACAGCCGCTGAACGAATTAAAGAAGCAACCGGCATAGAATCATTCGATATAGTAACAAACTTTGGAATGAGCGAACATATTCCAGTTCAACGAACCTTTTATAAATGCGTCCATAATCTTAGTCATGTAGGAAGCATCATGGTTCATTGGACTCCTCGAGCTCGAATGTTTCATGAGCATGGAATGCATGGATCGATTTTCCATGCAGAAGATAATTTCTTCGACAAGCTTACTATTGCAAACAACTATAGAGCGCTATCACCTCCATATCCGGATGGTGATAATGGTCGTATTATTACATGCGTCTTACAAAAACAAGAAGATACAGAGTTCGTATGGCATGATTATTTCAGACAACTTTTCTGGTATAATGAGCTATGGGAAAAATCGCCTGATGCTGAACTATTTAAAAAATTGATACAAAGCCAAGATTGGTTTACACCCATCCCTTAAAGGAATACATGATGAATATTTACAAAACAAGAGAAGAAGCCACCTTACCAAGTTATGCAACCGAAGGGTCTGCAGCATTTGATGTTAGTGCATGCTTTGGATTAGGCGAAAAGATTAAGACCTACAATCCATGGAACAAGCAAGTCAACATTATCACCAAAACAATAGGTGGTGTGACTGCTTTTCAGGTTCACCCTGAATCTCGAGTACTCGTTCCAACAGGACTAATCTTTGATATACCTGAAAAGCATGTAATGAAGATGTACGTACGAAGCAGTGTAGCAGTCAAGAAAGGATTGACACTTACAAACGGAGTTGGTATAATAGACAGTGACTACGTGGAAGAATCTTACATCCTCCTGCATAATGTGTCTGATAGTTTAGTAACCATTGCCAACGGAGAAAGGTTAGCTCAGTGCATTCTAGAGCCTGTCAAGCAACACAAGTTAGTAGAAATTAGTGAACCACCAGCTCAAAAAACTGATCGTGACGGTGGAATTGGAAGTACTGGCGCATAAGCCTTATAAATAAATTTCGTAGGATGCCGATAGGGTTCTACTTAATCGATGGGTACAACCATCATCACAATCTAATCTTGCTTAATAGGAGATAAAATCATGACAAGATTTTCAAACAATTTTGACGTTAATAACTTTGCACCATTTGCAGTTGGCTTCGATCG